AGGCAACAGAGTTGTTCGCCAACGCACGTTGCCCCTCATTCTCCCACCACATACCTGCTTTGGCGTGTGCCATCTGGTCATCGTTAAGGTTCGACAAGGATATCAAGGCAGAGCGGCGAACCCCACCTACGACGACAACCTCCCCAACCTTACACATCAAGTCGTGGGCTTCGATAGGATAGAGGCGACGTCCTGCCGCCTTCTTGAACATCCCAACAGCGAAGTTGAACAGGTCAATCAATGGTTGTGGTCCGGATGCTCGTCCACCCATAGTCTTCAGCCGCGAACCTGCAGGACGAATCCCACTCACATCCCACGAAGGTATCGTACCTGCGTAGAGAAGCGCAACCAGTTCGCGAAATGCCTTTGCCCACCCAATCTTGCTGTCGGCAACATTGATAACAATATCCGACTTGCTGAAGTTCTCACTGATGACAGGCAACTTATCAACGTTCTCACGCTCAACACTAAAACCTACCCCTGTGCCACACATCAAAATATACATGGCCTCATCGAACGAACGAGGGCTGTCTACGGGGATGTACGAACAGTTGTACCCACAGATATTGTCACGAGCTAAGGCTGGCCCTGCGGTCATCATAGCCCTCATAGAAGGCATGACATCTAGGTTGATAATAGCCTGTGTGAGTTCGCGGCGTAACTGGTCAGGCATCTCATACGCATTCTTTTCACGAACGTGATTGACCATGTAGTCAACATAGCGTTCGACAGTCTCGTGCCAGTCTTCACGGCGAGACTCCTCATCTAGCCAACGAGCGTAGCGTGACTTGTGAATGAATTGTTGATAGGGGGTAGGTAGCGTATTAGACATCTTTTTTCTCCTGCGTGTCTTGTGGGTTTATTTCGTTCGAACACACGCGACACAAAACCCTGTGAGCGTATTCGAACATCCTTTTACTTACATACTGGATGTTACGACAATGCTTACAGATGTATTCTGTCACTGTCCTCATCCTTCTTTGGGTAGTAAATCTCGTAATCACTTTTGCACTTGGGACAGTGCAACTCCGTCAACATGGCGTAGTTCGTGAACTCGTGGTCTACGTCGTGGTCAGCACACCAAATCAGTTCTCCATTACAATGCCAGCATTTCATCACTCCACCTCATCGATAAGGCGTTCGAGATAGAACTTGGCTTTGTTCAAATCTTCCACACCATTCTTGTAGCGATACCGCCACAGGTACTTGAGTATGTTCCCCTGAAGGTAATACTCATAACCCTCATTGGTTGCGGCGCGAATAGCATCGAGGCATTCGATACCTGCTTGATTGTAGTGTGGTGGGTTGTTCACCATGTCCACATTACCGTAGGCTTCCTTGCCTCTTTGCTCAATTTCTTCTATGATACGCTTGTAGTCTGTCATCTTAGTGCTTCTTTCCAAAATCTACTTTAACGACGTTGTCTCCTAAAGACCTGTCGGTTATCTTAGCAGTTTTCGAATCGAAGTCAAGCATAGATAAACGAAACATTCCGGCTTCCATAACTTTTTCGAAGTCAGATTCCATAATCTCCAAGAGACCGAGCGTCAGGACCTGTGCTGCTGATATTTCATTGGTATCATGGTTTTGGTCTGTCGTATCGTACACAGCCATAGACACGCTCTCATCATCTACCTCGTTGAGGATTATGTAGTAGCGGTCAGGAAGGAGAGAGTTCTTCTCTAGTTGTTGGTTCAGTTCGAAAAGTTTTTCGAAGATGTCGTCATCGTCACTCATTTTAGCCACTCCTCTGGTATGCTTTTCTCTGCCCACTCAAAACCGTGACGAGTAGCCCAGTCTCCGTAGGTTGTCTTACTGCCCTTATAAATCTTATTTCGCGCATTGAGAAACACGAACCGAATATCCAAGTGAGGGTTCTGTTCCTTTACAAGAACCATCTTGACTCGGTCACCCTTATCCAAGTGTCCCTTGGCTTCGATGTAGATGTCGTTGTGGGGAAGGTAGAAGTCTGGAGTGTATGTTCGCGGCTTAGGAACGAACACAATCTTCTCTGACTCGTATTCGAACTTGATGCCACGGTCTGCCAGAGACTTGGCAACGCTAACCTCGAACTTCGAACGAAACCTAATCCTCCGCTTTATCCGTTCGGAAGAAACATGTTTTTCAGATTGTCCAGACGTTTTGAGAGATACATTCCTACTTTTGGGGAGCGTTTTTCTAGAGACGTGATTTCGCTTGATATGACTGTCGTCGGTAGGCATATAATATCTCCCATTCTCAAGTGGTGGGTTATGGTTTGAAACTGATTTTCTATAACAGGGATATCCCTAGCTTCTGTGTCTGCTGTAAGATATCCGTCGTCTGCAAAATGGTTTCGTAGCGTCAATGGCAGGGACTTTTCTAGGTTGCGAACCTTGACGGTATCCCTGCCACCACCTGTTCCCAAGTGGGACTCCATATACACAAACTTGATATGGGGGTTCATGTCCATGAGTTCTAAAGGGTAACGAGTTGTGTAGATGAGCGGCATATCACAGCTCCGTCTTCACAAGCTTCGTGTACCAAGTAGATGGCTTGAACTTAGCACGAGAAGTTACCTTCGGATGAAACACAGCACCCTTCCAACACTTCTCCTTGAATGAGCAGAATGAACAGGTCTTCGGCATAAGCTTGTTCCCTGTCTCGATGCGAACACCTTTTTCCGTGTACGCTTCATCTTCGGCTTCGAACGGCACTTTGAACTTGCCGTCGTTGATAAGATGCTTCACTCGCTTCTCTGCATCAGAAAGATAGGCTTTCCTGTCCTCTTCTTGTTCGCGAGGTGCAGGCACAAAGTCCCACTCTCCGGACGACTTATTGATGGCTATCCATCCGCCGAAGGGCTTACCCTGTGACTCAGAATAGAGATACCCCTGCATGATATATCCGAACGCATCATCTTCTTTGATGACTTCGTATCCACCACGCCCTGAGAACTTATTCTCATAAGACCATGGGCTTGCAGATTTGATATCCCAAACCTTCTCACCTTCCTCGTCTTCGAGGACGATGTCTAAGGTTCCGTTGATGGTTTCACCTGCGAGTTCGAGGCTACACTGTTCCTGTTCCTTGACGACGCGAACGCCTGCTCCCTTCAGGGTGAAGACAGCAACGGCCTCGACGAGGTCACCGATAAGGAAACGCATCACATCGTTGTATGCCACATCTTGGACGTTGCCTGCCTTTTCCAACTGTTGTTGGCATAGGGGGCGTCCTAGACCTGACATACGAATGCGATAGTCGCCTCGACGACTGAGTTGTTTGCGTAAGGCATCCTTGCAATCCTCTCCGAACTTTTCTATGAGAGGTTCGAGTCGGGAGGAGTCAAGCTCCCCCCGTCCTGCTTTTTGCAAGAAGTCCTGTACTTCTAAGAGTTGAAGCATGACTACCCAGCCAGTCTTTCGGCGAGGTCTACATCTTCATCATCCATCAGCATCTTAGCAGAGGTGCGGTACTGTTCCATCACCCCTTCATTGTAGGTGTTGACCATTTCCAAGAAATACTTCAAGAGGTCTTTGTCTTCCTGTGTGACCGACACTTCCTTTACGAGGGATAGCTTCGGTGTCCAGAAGATGACGCCGCCATTCTTGTGCTTCTCAGTGGTCATCTCGATGATTGCCTTCTGCATGAGGATTTTCTTATCCGTCAGCTTCTGCTTGATGAAGTCACTGACAGGGCGGAAACCCGAACGCTTGAAGTAGCCCACGAATGGCATGTCCGTAACAGAGGTTTCTGTGCCGTCTGCAAGAGTTCCTGTTGCCGTGATGACACCATAAAGAACCTGATTGCAGGTGACTGACTGACTCAAGAGAACACGAGGGTCATCCCCTGCAAGTTCGCTTTCTTCCTTTTTGGATAGGCGACCACACTTGTTGCCACCTTCCGTATCAGGAAACTTGTCGAAGATAGACGTGCGCTGAACTGACCTGCACGAAAACTTCTGAGTCTCTTGGTCCCAGATAGACCACTCGAAAGTACGATACAAGGCACGAATCTGTACAGTCTCTGCATACATGACAGCAGAGCCGTTCCAGATTTTCCAGACGCCCTTCTTCAGAGGCAGACCATCATCGGTTTCCTCTGAGTAGTTGATAGTCAAACGTGGAAGACCCCCACTGTTCGAACTGCTTGCACCATCGTCCTGACCACTAGCCTTCATCAAGGCATCGAAGTCATCACCTTCGAGGGCTGCAAGGATGTTGTTGTGTTCTTCATTTACATTTACAAGTTCTGTACCCATATCAATCTCCATAGCTGGGTAGTTGCGGTAAAGGTATTATACAACCAAAACCTCTTCGAGGTCAAGCCAGTTTTTTCCCATTTTTAATTCGATACCTACTGGCATGTTGTAACGTACGTTGTATCGACTTTCTGTCTCTTCAGGAATAGATAACATACTCAGGGACATCGCGTCAATACATTGTTGTTCTTCGCCCGGAAAAACATCCATGACGATAGAATCGTGAACCGTGTTGCATATGACAGATTTCAAACCTAGTTCGCGAACTTTGTTGTGGAGGCTAACAAGAGCGATAGGCAAGAGGTCAGCCGTGGCAAATCCTTGAACGGGATAGTTGCAGATGGCAGTTCGATTAGTTGCCGTACCCCACTCAGTCCACCGTGTTCCCGGAAACGCATACTGTCTGCCTGATGGTAAGGTGATATATCCTTTGGTCACCGCATCCTTCTGAAGCTTGTCGTGCCACTCCGTCACGCCACTATACTTAGTCTTGAAGGCACGGTAGTATCTCTGTTGGTCTTCAGTGCCGCTCACACCGCCATACAGCGGCTTAAAGGTATGTGCCTTGGCTTCCTGCCTAGTACAGCCTATAACGCTTGCTGTGTAGCTGTGTACGTCCGTTCCGGCTTCGACATCCAAAGTGATGCCCTCATCCTCTGCAAGAAACCCTGCAACCCTAAACTCCAACTGCGAGTAGTCCCCTTCAAGAATCGAACCTCCCTCGAACCTGCTCTCCACCGCCCTACGAATAATGAATGTAGAACCCCGTGGCATGTTCTGGAAGTTTGGGTTACGGGAAGACAAACGTCCTGTCGCAGTCACGCACTGCATATATTCGGTGTGGATGAAACCGTTCGAGTCCATGTTCGTTTCCATCCCTTCGACAAAGGAACGCAGATAGGTTCGAACAGCACTATACCTGATGTAAGCCTCTGCGAACTCTCGTGCATCCCCACGCAAGGACGTGAACATACTTTCTAAGGTTTCCTTATCGGTCTTAAATCCGGCGGCGGCGACATCGTACGGGTCACGGGGTATCAGCTTGAACCCTGCAATCTCCCCCGTCGATTCGTAACGAACCCCTGAACCGTTGCAGTCGCGGCAGATGCGAACCGCTTTACCCACAGACCCATCCTTACGAAGGGGGGAATATCTTCCCCTCCCCTTGCAGAAGGTACACTGGCTACCCGTAGTCTTATAGAGAAGGGTAGTCTGATTGAGGACAGCCCGTTTGAAGTCTGCCTTCTTCATGCGTGTTCGTTGTTTCGGCTTGCGTGTCGCGCCGCGAACCTCATGCCCTAGATTGAAGGTAGCCGCCCACAACCTCTTGTCCTTGACCTCACAAGAATAGAACAGCTTAGAGCGGTCATCCGGACTGTCAAGATTGACAGGTGTGTCTCCCATCGCGTTCGCGGCTAGTTCGCCAAGACGGCGTTCGAGACTCAAGAGTTCTGCTTCGTACTCGCGGCGTATGTCATCTAGGGTTTGTTTGTTTATCTTAATTCCGGCTCTTTCTATTTCAGAAAGAACGTTGGTCACCTCAAGCGACAGACGCAAGGTGGGCAAGAGTGCTTTGTTGTTCATTGAATAGTTCCTCAAATGTTGTGCCGAAGGCTTCGAGTTGACGAACGGCTACTTGCTCTGTGGCAAGCACATCCGCCTTTCCATAAGTTTCGATGATGTCCCAAGGGATATCGTAGAAGGTCTTACCTTCCTTGAAGTAGGGGGTGATAAGGTCTTTCTCTTTAGGTGTGTCACTGTATTTCTCAGCGAGAGCTTCGAGGCTGAGAGGCCAACGCCGCGAACGTGACAAGAGATACTCCGCCACCATCGTATCATAGACATGCCCATCATACTTAAATCCGCACTCGCGTATCCACGACAAGTCGAACTTGATGTTCTGTCCTACGACCACGTCGGCTTTGTCGAGAGCATCTTGGAAAAGTTCGAACGCAAAGTCGTGAGGCTGTTTGACACTGTGATAGTAGCAGTGATAGTGAACGTGGGGTTCGCCAAGCCATTTATATCCGTTCGAAACCATAGAGTTGCCGAAGTAGGGCAGGGGTGTTGTAGCCCCGTTCGCTTTCTCACGATGGGTAGTTTCGATATCAAAGGTCAAGACTAGCATCAACCATCTCCTTCCTAATCTCTGTGTCCATACCATTCCACATTGTCAATACCTTGTTCTATTATACAACCCATAGGGTCTTCATCACACATTGGGTAACTAGGACAACCTATATGTGGGTCTACACGTTTGAACCAAAGAACCTTATACATGATAAAATCCTTCATACATTTAATCGGACGACGTATATAAAACAAACGAACGTACTCTGAGAAAGTGATTGGCCTATTCTCATCGAAGTTCATAAATACGCCATTTACAGTGTAATATAAATTTTCTAATTCTAGGGCTATCGAATCATGTATAAAACAACTTACAGGTGATAAAATTCTGTATTTAAGACTCTTGGGGTTTGCTTCTTCTATTTCAAACTTGTCATCAATCCAAAATACAAATTCGTGAATAATTTTGGAAGTTTTATACAACCATTGATGTTTTGGGTTTTCAATCTTCATTAGTAATACACTCCTCTGTGAACATCTATGTGTGATGTTATCATACCATGCCAACCATTCAACTTATTTTTTGAGATGCAGATGTGGCGAACCGTGTTCTCTTCTTCTGA